CATTAGATACTCAAATTAAATTAAGTAAAGATACTACTGGTTTTACTGGCACTAATGTATCAGAAGTATTGATGGAATTAAATAGTAAAATTCCAGGTGGTATGGCAGGTTCTTCTTATAAGATTATAGGCTATTTAGAAAATTATAGAAATAATGAAAGTATGACTGCTAATGTAGTAAATAAAGTTGAAATTCCATGGACATCGGCTCCAACAGACGATGCAGATTTATATATATTATGGGTAGGAAATTCTAAAACTCCATTTAAAAAAACCAAAGGTGGTTATGAAACTGGCGTTTTTTTTATAGGCCCTGATATAGATAAAATATATAGTACATTAAATAACAAAAAATATGGAATAGGCTTTGGATATGATTTCAATAATTTTAAAATAAATGAAAATTATGCTGGAGCTACATTCTCAACTTTAAATTATATAGCTTGGGGAGTAATAGAAGAATTTTATGGAGTTGATTATAGTCCTTCACAAATAATACAGATTGATGGATTAATCAGTTATCATAATTCAAGTAATAATGTATTATCAAAAGATTATAGTTGTCAATTTTCTACTAATGCAACATCAGGTTATTTGCGTACCAGATGGATGATAGGTAATATTGATAATAATAATATCACATGCTATTTTGGTTTACAATCAGGTAGTGCTAATAATTATAGTTTATGGGGATTAAATATTGTAGCATTAAAAAGGAGTAATTAAATGTATTATTGGTGTATTAGAGATGAAAATGGGCATCCAGGTCAAATTGGGGAAATTGATGATTTGTCCAGAATCCCCAAAAATGCAGAAGAAATGACTGAAGAAGAATTTGAGATGCAGAAAGACGTAAAAGGTCGTAAAAAGAAAGCTGACGGAAGTTTAATGTTTGTAAAAACAGAAAAACTTATCCAAGAGCTTAGTAATGAATGTGAAAGAAAAATTACTTCCGGTATTGAATATAATAGAAAACAATATTCTTTGTCTTTAGCAGATCAAATTAATATTAATAATATGTATCAAAAAGTGACTTCTTCTGCCAATACTTTGTCTGCTGATGATTCTATTACTTATCATGCAAATAATGAAGTGGAAAGTGAAATTGATATGCAAACAGTATTGGGACTAAAGCAATCTATGGATAATCATGTTCAATCTTGTAGAGCTCATTATAATAAATTGAAACATTATTTGTTATCGTTGGGTGTAGAACAAAAAGATTATGAAGTTATTAAAGATTTTAATTGGGATACTGTAATTGATTAATTAAAATGAAAAAAGATTTGACAGGATATTATTGTTTTACTCATAATCATGACTGGTCAATTATAGAAAGTTTCAATAAAAACTTAGTAATAACAAGATGTAAAAATTGCGGTAAAGAAGAAGTTATATTTATAAATGGAGATAGAGGTTTTTATTTTAATTGGATGCCTCCAGATGATAAAATAATTTTTATTTAATAGGATTTATTATGGAAGCAAAGAAGAGTGGCGATTTTTATTGAAGCAAGGAGAGCATGATGATTAAGTTTGAAAATAAAAAAGTTGTTGGCTGGGAACATGCGATCAGTGGAATGCGAAATCCTTTGGAGAGTTGGGAGAAGAGCGATAGTTGCTGGTATGAAAAAGCTCCAAATTTTTCTGATTTACCAAATGGAGTCCTACTAATGAGACAAGAGGGCAGTGAAGTTTTTTGTATTGGCCCGAACGACCTTAATTTAATGACCCGGCTGCGGAATGCAGGAACGGACCATCGAAAATTTATGCGAATGATTACAGTATATGTGGATATTATTGCACCAAGATACTGGTGGGCTGAAATGGATACATATAAGGTCGGAACAGTCACAAACTCCTGCTCGACAATGCACTGTATTCATAAAAAAAAGTTTACATTAGACGATTTTTCGACGGAACATCTGTTTGATATTAATGATATATCAGAATGGGATGAACAAACAGAAAACGTCAAAGACCACGCTCTTGCAGCTGTAAACGTTGATGGTGATTGGTGTTATTTCTCTCCGAAGGGGTATATTCAAATGACTTGTAACGTACTTAATCGTTTTCGTGAGTTATATCTTGAAACCAAAGACAAGAAATACTGGTGGCAAATGATTCAGCTTCTTCCTGGCTCTTATAACCAGAAGCGGACCGTCATGCTAAACTACGAAGTCTTAGCAAACATCTACAAATCTCGTAAAGGACATAAGCTTGATGAATGGAGAGAATTTTGTGAATGGATCAGAAATCTTCCGTACTCTGAATTAATTACAGGAAAAATGCAACAAACAAATGATACGTGAAGTTGTATTACAAATTATATTGCTTGCAATTTTATTGTTTTTAGCAATTAAAGAACAAATATTTTTTTAATAGGTGATATCATGAATTTTAACAAATTAAATTTTTGTTTATTTTCTAATCAAAACTGGGGGGGGGGCAAAATCATTACTTCCCTAAAGGAGGCTAATGATAATGTCTAAATATAATATTACTATGAAACAGAAAAGTGATTCTGATTATAATGAATTATATCCAGAATCATTAGATACTCAAATTAAATTAAGTAAAGATACTACTGGTTTTACTGGCACTAATGTATCAGAAGTATTGATGGAATTAAATAGTAAAATTCCAGGTG